ATGTGTGGCCGCTTTTCACAGTCAATGACGCGTGAAGATTATCTTGCCCTGCTCGCTGATGAATCAGAACGCGATATTCCATACGATCCAGAACCCATCGGACGTTTTAACGTCGCGCCAGGCACCAAAGTTCTGCTTCTTAGCGAACGTGACGAGAAACTCCATCTTGATCCAGTTATCTGGGGATACGCCCCCGGATGGTGGGATAAACCACCGCTAATTAACGCACGCTCTGAAACTGCGGCCACCAGCAGAATGTTTAAACCACTCTGGCAACATGGTCGCGCAATTTGCTTTGCTGATGGCTGGTACGAATGGAAAAAGGAAGGTGACAAAAAACAGCCCTACTTCATTCATCGAGCCGATGGCCAGCCGATATTCATGGCGGCGATCGGCAGCACACCATTCGAACGTGGAGATGAAACAGAAGGATTCCTGATAGTGACGGCTGCTGCCGACAAAGGGTTGGTAGATATTCACGACAGGCGACCCCTGGTACTGTCACCAGAAGCCGCTCGAGAATGGATGAGGCAGGACATTGGAGGGAAAGAAGCGGCGGAAATTGCAGCCGACGGTTCCGTGTCGGCTGATAAATTTATATGGCATGCCGTGACGCGTGCCGTCGGGAATGTGAAACATCAGGGCTCCGAACTAATACAGCCAATATGATTACATCACCGGGCAGTCATCAAACTCCGCGTTCCTGGCATCATTAATGATGTACGTGATCACCCCGAATATAGCGGGTGCAGAACTGTAACCGCCATCATCTACTGGCAGCGCCTCCTTTCTCCCGTTCTCCAGATTAACGAGGTGGGGTTGAGGATGTGTCCGATATCGCTTGATCCTAAATTCTCCGTCTATCGCGCAGATCAGCAGCGAGCCATCACAGGGAGAAAGTGACGCATCAACAACCAGTAGCGCCCCCTGGATTATCCCTTCCCTGAAATGTGAACGCGATGCCCGCATAAAATAAGTCGCTGCTGGCTGGCTGATTAGCTGCTGATCGAGGGAGATTCGTGTTTCAACATAATCTGCCGCAGGTGAAGGAAAACCCATGTTTACGCCCTCTCTTGAATACCGGATAAAAACACAGTATAAATACTGTATATCCATCCAGTAAAGAGGCAATAAGCAATGTTCGTGGAACTCGTTTATGACAAAAGGAATTTTGATGGTCTGCCCGGTGCAAAAGATATCATTCTGGGCGAATTGACCAGGAGGGTTCACCGGATCTTCCCCGATGCTGATGTTCGGGTTAAACCGATGATGACACTGCCGGCGATCAACACTGACGCCAGCAAGCATGAGAAAGAACAGATAAGCCGTACTGTTCAGGAAATGTTTGAAGAGGCTGATATGTGGCTGGTTTCAGATTAAACGCCTTGAACCGTAATATTGCTTAAGTACAATCCGCCGTGACTGGCCATCATTCAATACTCGCACTATCGAACGTTCGCCAGTCGGCCGCAATCATGCCCTTGCATACGGTTTGGTTGCGGCAACCATCATTTTTACGACTGAGTATCCTGCTGGTTTTGCTGGCGCTCACGTTCTGTTTTATCCATCGCCATCTGCGTATCCTTCTGTTTCTGGTGCCAGATGCTGTCAGACGGCATCTCTACACGAACTGAAACATACTGATCTGACGGGATATCAATGGGGTCCCCATTCTTAACGGTTTCGTTTATGACATTACCAGCACCGTCTTTCATTCCAATCAAGTTTCGTGCGAATATCGGTGCTTCCGGGTAGGTACGGTGAAAGGTTTTCACCAGAACAGAACCATCTGAGTTGACCTGATAATCCAGCCATATCAATGGTTGTCTATTACGATCCTTGGGGATATCAAACCCACCGTCAATACCACCCCAGGCAGCGTCCGAATTCAGACCAGTGCAGCCATCAATTAGATATTCACCTGTATTGATACGTGAAACCGTTACCCCTTCCGCCTCATCATTGGTTTCGAATTGACCATCATGGAATATTTTTACAATTGGGGACGCAGCTTTTAATGTCCCGTCAGAAGCTCTGGTGGTATTGCCTGAATGATACCATTTAAGAAAAGAGCCAAAATACCAGACACCAGTATTATCCTGATAAGCGGGTCTGAATCCGGCAACATTATTGTTTACTGCGATCTGGAAATTGCATTGCCCGGCACTATTATTCCCCCATGCCCTGACGGTTAATGCGCCAATAAAGGCATCGTTTGCTATACCTGAACCTGGCATTTGACTTCCTGTAGCAATCCCGGCTGTCATCCCAAGCGGGTAACTACTGAACAGAGCGTGAGAAACAATACTTCTGTAATCACAGTTCATTTGAAGCATTACTGGTACGTACGATGCAGTATCACTGATTAACGATGTTTGAACATCTCTCGTTGCTGCACCTTTTAATCCTAAACTATCCCGGGCATCACTTTGGTTGCCTGCTCCAGTCCCCCCTTGTTTCACACTAAGAGGGGTAGTGAGTCCTGCGAGGCTTGTAATATTACTGTTTTCGCCACTATCTGCTTTTTTATTCAGTGCATTGACAATGTCTGACCATGCAGGGCCTGTAAACGTGCTGCCATCAGGTAATTTAACGGTGACATTTCCGCTTCCACTAAAAATGCTTTGCCAGTTCTGTTTGTCGTAGTTCAGCCCGCGCAGAGCTTCAGCGCTCTGAGTTACAAGCGCTGCGGTTACCAGGTTCATCGCCACACGGGGAACCGCATACCATGCCGCACCTGACTGCGTTGGTCCGGTAAAATTACTCACCAGTGTTGCTGATGTGTTGCTGTTAACGGTCTTAACCGGAAGGGTATATGGAATGCCACCGACCGTAACAACAATAAAATCTCCGGCCGCCACCTCTGTGGTAAACGCGGTTCCGCTGCCAGATACAGCAGCAGACTTATTCGTCAGGGTTAATGTTCCTGCGGACATGGATTTCTCCTGATAATAAAAACCCCGCCGGAGCAGGGTTGATTGGTAAATAAAAACATCAATTAATCGAAATAAGAGACATCGATATATTTTACAGAAGTTTTAAAATCAATTACCTGTCTGTTCCATCCGGTTGGTGGCGTTTCGGCAAGCATTGTTCTCATTCGAGTTGACGATCCATTAAAATAACACGTATTCCCAATTGCTGACTGCAATGATCCACCTGAAGATACTGCCACCATAAAACCAGCCGCCTGCGGCACTATAGCTTTTTTCCCTGTCGTCGTAATATCAAGATTAACCCCAGAGTTATCCCCTCCAGCCACACCACCTGTTGTTATGTCGGTAAGTATCTTGGTTTCATTAGTCAGAATACATTTTCCGTTTTTATCCCAGACAGCCACTCCCCACGCAGGAGGCACCTGAGCTTTTGTTGTGAACAGATAAAGGTGAAGAGTAAGTGACTGAGACTTCCCTACCGTTTGCCTCGCCTGTACACTGATTGTATTCCCGCTTATGGTATAGGTGAAATATGCCTCTGCTCCGGTAGTACAACAGAAAGGCATAACGACATCTTCAGTGTTAAATGTCGTTGTTATGGTGGCGATACCATTTCCTGTTGCTGTCAGCTTTTTTTCAAGTGCTATGGGGGTTGTGTTAGGAGTAACGAACTGAACTCCGTCAGGAGTTGCAAGCAGTGCTCCGTATGTTGCCATCAGATTTTCTCCTGATAAAAAATAATCATCCCCGCAACAGCCGGTTCGGTATTTTCCGTATAGTCTGAACTGGTAGCGCTGGATAATGATGCGGTTCCACCGGAGAAGTTAATTTTTCTCCTGTTCGCTGAGTTAACTGACTGAAAAGGACATTGCAAATAACGTAGCTGGTATCCAGACTCAATGGTAAATGCCCACGAACCCGATACCTGCCCGTTAGACACATTGACACGGGAAAGTACCATTGTAGGTTTGATCCCATAGTTATTCGGGACGCCATTTGCATCCCATGTCTGTATTCCCCAGGTCATCAAAATACCCCCGTTATTTTTCCGATCTGGACACGCAGAACTCCGTTTCCATCCCTTATGCTTTGGGTTACGTTAGTTTGTTTCATGGCACCTTCAGAATCACTACCGTAGTTTTGCATCGTTCCATTCTTGTCCAATCTCCATCCTTGCGAACCGGCAACATAGTTATTTGACTGAATGTATGAGCCAATTTTAGCGTTAGTGATACTGCCATCCTGAATAAACGCATCGCTGATAAACACCTGACCATTAACAACAGCAAATGGAGAATATTGTGTATTGCCACTACCACTCATCAGAACGAACTGGTTGGCGTTAAACCCGACGCGGGTGACTACCGGATTACCCGCTTCCGCCAGCACCGCGATCGACATCCCGGCGTTATACATCACACCGTTTATTCGAACTCCGGTTTTAAGGGTGTAAATTGCAGATGCCCCGGTCGCATCAACCACGGCGGTGAGCTTATCTTCCAGCGCGGCAGTCACATCATTAAACTGCGCCTGCACCTGCGTCGACATTTCAGCCATCGCTTTATCAACATCAGCAATGGTCGTTTTAACCACCAGAATATCCGCACGTACCTCGCCGTACTGCGCCCACTGGTGTTCCACGGTTGCATGGTTGGCCAGCGCGTTCTGCAAAGCGGCTTCGAGGTTGGTATCAATGTCGCCTGTCAGTCGGTCACCGTCGGCAGATGTCAGGAAGTCATCGGCAATATCGCCCAGGTAGTCGTCAGCATTCGCATTAGATTCACCCCGAACCCAGTCGGTCCAGCCTGATTCATTACCCGTTCTGTCTACCAGCTGCGCGCGGTACCAGAATTCCTGCCCCGCCTTCAGCCCCAGTTGGGTGTATTCGGCAGACGGATAAGGCACATCCGACAGCAAAAGAGGATTAGAGAAATCACTGTTCGCGGTGTACTGAATTTCCGTTTTCAGCGTATCCCCGGTATTAGCCGGGAATCCCCAGTTCAGGCGAATCCCCCAGTTGATCGGCGTTGTCGCAAAGCCGACAGGTTTCGGTGGATTTCCTACCTTGCCCGTCAGCGTTTTCTCTTCGGAGTAGCCCCAGCCAGAGGATATTTCAGAGGCGTTAATGGCGCGCACACGCACGAGGTAGCGCCCTGCATAAATGCCCGGAACATCGAATGACGTGGTGGAGCTGCGCGGCACATTTACCCAGTTACCGTCATTGCGGCGCCACTGTGCCTCATAGGCGATGGCATTCTGCGCCTGGTCCCAGCTCACACGCATGGTTTCGACGCTGATATTCTGCTGCACCACTGAAAACGAGCTGATCACAATGTTAGCCGGCGGCGACTGGTTACCCGGCGGGATCACACTCACCGGCCGCTGGTCAATGATGGCTCCGGTATCGATACGGGCATATTTATCCGGGTCATGCCATGCGCCGGTAATAGAGAAAGTGCCATCATCATTATCGGAGACGCTGACAACTCGATACTGCTGGGCGTAGAGTTCATCTGACTCAACCACCCATACAGCTTCGGCCTGTGGTGTCTCACTGTATGCCGTGGTGACTGTGACTGATTCCCCGTTAACCGCCTGAATAGTCCTGCTCTGTGACGCACCGGAGGGAAGATTTAGAATAAGGCGATCGCCTGCTGCTGCATCAGCTACGCGGTCAAGTTTTATCACGCGACCGTTAACAGCACTGATGCGGCCACCCATAACTTTGCCGGACAGAAGCTCGTCTGACACTGCGATGATGTATCCCGGCTGCGGAATGTTTCCGTCCAGGCCAACATCAAACGAAACAACGCGATCCTTATTGTTGGTGAGAATACCCCAGCGCCCCTTTCGGTTCGCTTCTGATTGCCGGGTACATCCGATGGCTGTCATTTCCAGCTGATTAAATCCGTACCGGGCCACCAGAGGCTGCTCAAATACTGGCTCCATCGCATCCGCATAAGCGTTACCCGGATCAGACCAGGAAACCAGCGCGGTGGTATACCGCGTTTTTGTCGTGCTGCTGGAATAGGTAAAGCGTCCGTCGATAACGTTAGCGCGGGTGTAAGCGTAATCCACATCTCTCGGCATATCGGCAAGCGCAACAATCTGATCGCCGCCCCAGTACGTCATACCCCGGAATATAGCCGCAAAGTCACGCAGCACAGTGTAAGCGTCATTCCTGTCCTGAACATAGACGTTACAGGTATAGCGTGGCTCTGTCCCGCTTCCACCCTTTCCATCCGGTACCAGCTGATCGCAATACTGTGATACCTGGTACAACGTCCATTTATCGATGTTGGCTGCACTCAGGCGATTACCCAGACCAAAGCGATCGGTAATAACCAGATCGTAAAATATCCACGCAGGGTTATCGGTCCAGGCCCACTTAAACGCGCCCTGCCATGTACCACTATAAGTCCGCGTATCGGGGTCATAGTTATCAGGCACTCGGATCACCCGGCCACGTGGTTCACAGGATATCTGTGGAATCGAACCATTGAACTGACTTGAGTCGAATTCGATGTACAGCAGCGCGGTGTTCGGATAGCGCAGCTTGGCATCAATCACCTCCGTGAAGCTTTGCAGCGTCATCGTGTCGCCGATCTTGGCGCTGTTTGCGTCAGCGGTAATCTTACGCAGTCGGATTGTCCAGGTGCTGCCAGCCTGCGGTAAATCAATACGGTGGCTGCGCTCATAACCAGACGTCGTTTTGCCGGTTACGCTGGTATTAAGAACGGTTTGCCAAGTCCCACCATCAGTTTGCAGGTCTATTGCATAATTGATGGAATACCCTACCAGATCGCCGTTGTCCTCCTGCCTAAACAGTGAAGGCCATTTCAGTCGCAGGCGAACGGCTGATAGTTGGGTGTTGCTGAAGGTACGCGTCCAGGCTGTTGCGCTTGATACTTCTGTTCCAACGTTGATTTCGTTTTCGGTACCGGGAATGCCCTGAATGTAATTTTGTGCCTGAGTTCCCGCGCGAAACTCCCACGTCACGCCGCTAAAGTTTTGGGAGCCATCGGAGTTTTCCAACGCCGTGCCATCCAGGTAGATATTTTTTCCGGTTAATTGCCCTGCAAATTCCCCTTCCCCAAGCGCAACGAGGATTTTGGCCTTAGCTACAGATTGCAGATCATCAGGCTGTTCGGTAGGGGTTCGGGAACTGGAACTGCCGCCCTTGCGGCCTTTTATCGGGGTTGCTGTAGCCATATTGCGCCCATAAAAAAAGCCACCATAAGGTAGCCTGAAAGGAAGATTATTTTGTTATTGCTGGTCTTCGACGAAGATGCCCGCGGAGATGATTGCCCCACCAATGCGCCTGCGACCATAAAGCAGCGGTACCGGGTAACCTTGCGCTGCGGTGTTAGTTATTCCGCCAAACGCATACGAAGCCTGGTTGTCTGCGCTTTGTTTACTGGCAAGACCTGACGGTTGAGGTGAGAGCATTTGGATTACGCCTCCAGCCATTAATGCAACACCGGGTGCGACCAATGCCATACTTGCACCGCCAGTAAAACCTGACAAAGCGTAGCCAGCTACAACAAGGACGGCACCTAATATGGTTTGTAACAGGCCAGCTTTTTTACTACCAATAACTACTGGCACGATCCGGATCACTTCACCTGTCGCCGGAAAGCCTAAATCATCTTCCCCAATATTTTTCTTTCCTCGAAAAACTGCATATGTCAGACCGCGCTGTTTACTTGAATTCATGAAGGCCTCAAACCCTTTCACTGTTGCAGCTAGCGCTCGACAGGCTTCTCGGGTTGAGCTAATTAAACGATGATGCGTCTTACCAAAGGTTTTGCCAAGAATCCCGCTCAGTTCAATTTGGGTCATAACTTCTTGCTGCATACTCTTCTCCAATAAAAAAGCCACCCGGAGGTGGCCATTTATAAAATGACTCGAACTATATGGTTGATGCTCTGATATCAAGTCCGGAATTAGTATCTCCGGTAATGCGGAATTTTTGATGTTCACGAGCATTGATCTGCGTGGCAGTCTCTTTGAGTGGTTGTCCGACCTGCATTCCACATAATCCTTTACCTTTTGAATCGCCAGATATTCCTAGAATATGTCGGCCGGATGTAACATTGATATCGATCGTTTCTCCCGTATCAATTCTTGCATAGGATTTTCCATCAATAGTTACTTCTGCAAAGCATCCACCACCAGCAAACCATCCTTGATCTCGTGTAATTGTTATCACCGAGTCACCAGCCCCCTTCAGCAATACACGTTCAGATGGTACTTGTTTTGCAACGGTAGAATTCACCGCCGTGGTTGAACACCCAGCAACGCTAAGCGCAATTAGAAGCAGCAAAGTCTTTTTCATATCCCTATCACCTTTGATCAGTTTGCCAAAAGAGTAGCAGGGATCTGGTAACGACAAAACCCGCAGTTAAGCGGGTTGGGATAGCAAGAATATTTTAGCTACTTTGGAATTTATGCTACATCAACACCATGGATCAGATGGCGCAAGGCTTTAACCCCTTCAGCGTTGTAGCGAAATGCCTCAACCTGTTTGCTGGAGTGCGCTGACTTGTCCATTACAAAAATCCCGTACTCTTCAGATTTGAGCTTGTTGGCGTTAGCGACGCGCCCAATCTTCTGAGCAGAGACACCGAGCAATTCACCTACTTCACTGGCGCTATGATAGTGCTCTTCTAGTTTTGGCAACGGCAACAACTCGATGCCAGCAGCATCGTTTACCGCCCGAACCATGGCCGTTTGCTTTGCAACATCACTGAGCTTTGGCATGAAAGAAAGCGCCAGGCTCATTGCCTCCACTTCCATCTTGATAGCTCGTGCTCGGCGATACTCTGGCAGATGAGATGCAGATTTCTGCGGGAGCACCTCGCCAGATTCAAGCTGGCGCCAGCGAGTTGCAACTTTATGACGAAGAGGAATGCTATAACCCATCATCAGCGTCATGGTCAGGTCTTGGTCAAGCCAGTACTCCTGATATGTTCGCCCCTTGTCATCCTGGTAATCGGCCGAAAACTCGGCCGATTGAAGTTTGAGCGATTCGAACATTTTTCGGCAATCTTCGAGTACGTGTTTATGCTGCTTCCCTGTCAGTTTCGCAATCTCCCGGCTCGACATCTTAGTGACAACAGAGCGCCCATTTGCTACAGTTTGTTTAGTCATATACGTTCCTACACGTTGTTAGACTTCAAGTAGACCGCCAGCAGCCACTGGCGGTTTTTCTTTTTGCATTTAAGCAAGTTCAATAAATCCTCGGTCGTTCTCCCTGTTGAAGCTGTTGATCAGCATGTTCCTTAATCATGTACATAAAGGCAGCTCCGTCATTAAAACGATCATGAAGGCGGCCAGCCAAAGGTGATTCAATAGCCCTCAATGCTGGCTCTATCTGGTTAAACCATGCTTCACACATAATCTCGAAATAATCGAACATTGCGTTTGCATTGTGGGCGTGTATTTCTCGATCGCTGAGCATCTTCGATGCTGGAATGTTTATAGACACCTCACGATCCAGAATATCTAACACCCAGCGTCGGAATTCTTTAGCAACCGGAGTTCTGGCAAACATAGCGACCATGTGTGCGCCACGTAGAGAAAAAACTCGAGTTTCCTGATGCCCACTAGGGGTGGTCAACTTGACCACCCTCGACATTCTTTGCGTAAATTCATCAGAATGCCTTGAATAGATGCGCTGCACGGCTTTATCGTCCGCATACTGTAATGCATAGCCAATCTGATTAGCAGTTAGCCAAATGCCATCTTTATCAGAAATGCTCTGCAGAGATACATCGTGGAAGTTAAGTTCAATTTTGGTTAAACTATTCATGTCGATATCTCCTTTGCCGGATTTGTTCGATAAGAGGCCCAGAGTGTTAGCGCACTTCTGGGCTTCGCTACTTTTAACGACCATTTTCTACCTCTTCCCTTACTCCTTTTGCCAATAAACGAACAATCGCGGAGTTCAGTGAAATGCAGTCCATTTCCGCCAATCTCCTGATTTCCTGGTCTAATCTCGCTGGTAGGCGAAGGTTACGTTTAATATTCTTTCTTTCTGTATAAAGTGAATCTTGCATTAAACCCTCCCATTGGGGCCAAGTTGACACCTGGTGTTAAGTTAACACCATTGCGATAGATGTCAAGTTGGCCCCATAATAATTTTATAAAATCTTTGTAGGTGATGTGATGAGCAAGTACCCGAGCCAAATGCAAGACAAATTCAACCTACGCTTCCCTGACGGGATGCGTGACGTTATAGCTGAGCGAGCAAAGCGCAATGGGAGATCCATGAATTCAGAGATAGTGGATATAATTGCAAATGCTATATCACAACCGGCTTTAGCACAGGAGGGTATTGAATTCATTCTTGGCCTAACGGAGCCCGAGGAGTTTGCGAAGCTAAACGACAAAGAGAAGGAAAAAGTTCATGGCGTTCTAATAGATGCCGCGGCCATAATGGCAAGAAACATTGAAACTGAAAGCGCCAATTTAAGGAAAGTATTATTTCTACTATCCCAAGGTAGCCCCCTTCAGAAAGAGTGAGACTCCATTCTAATAGGGTTTAACTAAATCCTTGTAGCGCAGCACCTTCATCGTCCGTTCCTGCCAGTATCCGCCATACGGCACACGCTGACTTAGGTGCCCGTAAAGATGGTGTAGCAGCATATTGCCTTCCATCAGGATCCCGGCATGGTTCCACTTATTAGCCTGGACCTGCATGATGACCATGTCACCTGGCTGCGGCACACCGCTGAATTCACGGAATCCGCATTCATACCAGCAATCGTGGTAAAAATTTTCGGGGTAACTGTCTTCCCACCAGGGATAATCGACGCGGTAATCCGTCAGCTCAATGCCATGCGTTTGCCGGAAATAGCTCATCACCAGCCCCCAGCAATCGAAATGACCGAGCACAAACGGGCGCTCCAGTAGCGGCAGCTCTCCCCGCGGCTGAATGGTGCGTAAATCCCCTTCCGGCCAGCTGACGATATGCCAGGGAAGTAACGTAGCGTCACACTGTGCCTTATCCAGTTCGCTCGCCTGCGTCGTGGCATCCGGGTGGCTGTGGACAATGGCAATCACTGTTCCCCAATCTTCAGCAACAGCATAATCTTCCGGCGACAGGTGGAAATGCTCTGTCGGATCGGTTGCCAGATTACGGCAGGGAATGTAACGCTGCACCCGGCTTTTCTGCACCACCACACCACAGCACTCCCGCGGGTATTCGGCGGCGGCATGCGCCATGATGGCATCGATAATTTTCTGTCGCATATCAGCTCCTGATAAGGGAAGTGCCCGGAAAACCACCAAACGGCAGCTCGTTTCCGTCGCCGAAGCGAAGTTTGCATGCCGTCAGTGTGCCCGAGCATTCATCCAGCGAGGGATCATCAACCGGGTTGTTGTGCTTGTCGAAATAACGCGTCCCGGCATAGTCGCATCCATCACCGGAGCGGTATTTGTTACGGATACACCAGGTACAAAGCGAATGTAGCTGGCGTGTCGGGATCATCAGCCCCTGCAGATCCATCGGGCTGGACAACGAAAACGCCACCACTTCGTTGGTTTCAGTGCTCTTGGCGTCTATATAAAACACCTTCAGCTTTTCCTGCTGCGGATCCGCTGACGGGTTGCCCTCCGGATAGTTTTTCGCATCCAGATACTGCGCCAGCGTGTCATGAATCGTGACCTTTGCCTGCAGCAGGTCATCATAAGCAAGACACAGCGCCGTAATGGAACTATCCAGGTTAGCGACCGACAGCGTCGGCTGCGCGCTGGTCCCGTCGGTCGCCGTCTCAATACCCTCGATCTGGCAGGGCCAGGCTTTATATTCCTGCCCCTGCCACCAGATCGATTTCGCCGGTAGCTTATTTTCATCTCCACCAGCAGCGGCAATTTCATCGGGAGTGTGGGCAATGTTGTGGGCGTGGAAGCGGAGAACGTCGGAAACACCAAATGCGGTGCCATCGACATCAAAAAGCCGGACAACATTGCCCGGCTCAAGTTTCTGATAATCACTATTTAAGCTCATGGTGCAAACGCCTGCTCAAAGGTAGCTGATACGGTTTCCACCGTTTTACTTTTGGTGATGCGCTGCAGGCTCTCTGCCTCAACGCGCCACAGCGCAAGATCACCGCCTGGCGGGGTAAACGAAAAGGATTTCGTCTTATGGCGCCGCAGGAAAGCATAAATATCCCGGACGGTTTGCGGTTCGCCGGTAAATGAAAACTCATAACTGAGCGTTTCATCATTCATCCCGGCACCTGACACCTGCTTATAGCCATCACCAAACTGCGCCGTACGGACGGTATCCTTACTTTTCAGGGTCGGCTGGCTGGATGCTTTAATCCGCCATGCAAAATGCTCGATCGCCATTACTTACCTCTGTTTTGTTGCATTCCAGATGATGCCACCGGGCCGGACTTCTCTGGTGATACCTTCCCTGATTGAGCTGTTGATCACCTGCTGATAGGCTTTCCCCAGCGCATCGCCGCTTCCTTTCTGTTGACCGGAATCCCCCTGGCCTGTTGTCACCGAAACCGGCGCATACACGCTGACGCCAAAAGGAGAAGCAACGCCACCGCCACTCACGCCGACCAGACCACCAGTCGCATAACCGCGCATCATGCGATAAAGGTTGCCGACACCTATTCGGTTGGTGGCCTCCTGCGTAAAGACAAACTCGCCACGGTGCACCACACCTGCTGGCTCATACTTGCCGCCGGATCCGGTATAACCACCGCCAGCAAAACCCAGCGCTGACGTGGCAGAACTGACCAGGCCAGCCATGGCCTGCTTCATCAGGATCTGCGTCAGCATCGACAACGTGGAACGGGTGAAATCTGCCCAGTTTGCTTTCCCTGTCGTCAGCATATCGGCCATATTCTGGCTGATACCATCGAATGTGGCTGAAGCAGCGGACTTCATCGAACCATAGGCATCAGCTGCTGAATCGGCATAGTCAGCCCACGCTGATTTCGCCCCAGCCTGCCAGTTGCCGCGGAGCTCGTCCTGTGCGGCATAATATTTCTTCAGTGCATCCAGTTCGTTCTGATAACCCTGATCTGTGTCCGTACCACCGGCATTCATCCAGCCCTGCCGCAGCTGTGCCTCTTCGTTTTGCCGCTGCGCGCCGCGGCTACTCATGCTGCCACCGGCCATCAGCGCTCGGGTCTTCTCCCCAATCTGGGTAACGTACTTCTGCGAGCTGTCCTGCAGGCGGTTTAACCGTTCCTGGGCAACAATCTGATCGCCCAGCCGGGCATTCACTTCGGCCCGCGCCAGTACCTCGTCTTTGTTCGCCAGCACCGATTTTTCATCGGCGGTCAGCGCGCGCTTTTTGGCGGCCTCTTCCAGCACCGAAAAGCGGGATTGTTGTTTCCACAATTCCTGCCGCTGCTGGCTGATGGTATCAGTGATGCTCTTATGCTCCTGCAGAGTGCGTAACTGCGCCTCCAGCTCCAGCGTCTGCGCGCTGGCAGTATCGACACTTTTCACGCCTGCTGGCGTTTTCACTGCTGACGGTTTTTTAGGCTTCTTCAGCGAGTCGTCGTATTCCTTCTTAGCGGCTGCCATCAGAATGTTGTAATCAGCCTGGAGGATACGTCCGTCTTTGATGGCCTGATTATATTCTTTCTGTTTTGCCGTAAATTTATCCAAAGCTGATTCGGTCTTTGAATATGCAGCCTGCGCCTGCGCGGCATACTTCTGGCGGTCAGATTCAATCACTGCCTCGCGGGCGGCGTTATCCTCAGTTGCCTTTGCCACACTGGCCTGCTGCTGAGCCATTTCCAGTGCAAGGCGGGCAGACTCCCGATCGTTCCAGTAGCTGGCGCGCGCATCATCATTGACATAACCATCACCTTTACGCAGATTCCAGATTTCATCCGCCCGCTTAAAGGCCGCTTCCGCTTTGGCAACCATCTCCTGCGTGGTGTCAGGCCGCCCGATATCGAGCGCCGCATCCCACATCGATTTAAAGGCACGCTTCAGGCTGTCGGCAGCAGACTCAATCGACCCCATATTGTCGCGCAGGCTCTTTGTCTGCTCACGAAAACCGTTCGTCGCCGCATCATTAGCTGCCTGCAGCGCCCCTGCTTCATCACCGGCGCGTTGCAGTTGCGCCACATAAGCAATCTGTTCCGCGGTAACGTTGTGGAACTGCTGCGCCATGGCAATCAGACCAGAGGTCGGATCGTTCGTCAGTTTGCCGAATGCCGCCGCCACCTTATCGACCGGCACACCCGACGCATCGGTAAATTTCGCTACCGCCTGGCTCATCTCATCGAACCGGGCACCGGCACGCACTCCGGCGTTAACCAGCTCCGTCAGCGCGCTGCTGGTCTGGTTAAACGTGAGTCCCGCCTGCTCGCCGGATTTCGCCAGCACCAGCATGCGGTTTGAGGTCAGCCCGGCAGTATTACCGGACAGAACCAGCGTTTTGTTGAAATCAGACAGCGTGGACGAGCCCTGATACCAGGCGTAAACCACCGCGCCAGTGGCGGCAGCCAGCGCGCCAACGCCTACCATCACCGGCGATATGGTGCCCAGCAGCGCCCGAAAGGTCGGAATAATACCGCCGAAGGAGTCTTTCACCTGACCGCCCTGCTGCAGCAGGATAAGCCATGGACTCTGCCCTCCGGCCAGCTGAGTGGCGATATCCGTAAACTGCGCAGGCAGCATACGCATCGCCGCGTTGTACTGGCCGACTGAAATACCGGCCTTCTTCGCCGCGCTCTCCTGGCGGGTAAATGACTGCTGCACCTTCAGAGCAGAGTCATTCGCTGCGTCACCCGTCTGCTTAAACTGCCTTTTTACGTACTCCATCTGCTCGTTGAACTTTGACGAATTAACGTCAAGGTTAACGACCAGGTCACCCACTGCCGTCTGGGCCATAGCGAACACCTCCTGAAATGCCCTCGGCCTTTGCCATCAGCACAGCGTCACCGGGTTCATCATCGGCAATATCCTCCGCAGAAGGTGAAAGCAGGCTGAAGCTGGCAGGGGTTGATGTGGTTTTGGGGTCAAGCGCGGTAATGACGATATGCATCAGCGAGGAAAAATGTGCATCCAGTTGCGCATCATTAAAAAAATTGTCCTGGTAGAACGTTCGCCAGTCGGCGTATTCCGTTGACGACATACCAGCAAGCATGGCGCGCCAGTCCGGGCGGCGAAATTCACGCGCCAGTTTCAGGACGAATGTCAGCTCGCTGGCGAGGACTTTTCCAGACTGACCGGATCAGTCACAGCGATATCCTCTGGATCATTCGCTTCCTGCAGCGGCACCATGCCGGATAACAGCTTCACGCTGTACTCTGCAGCGGAAACAATCTCCAGCGGCCAAGTCATCAGCACTTCATTCTGGATCTGCTCAACGTCTTCTTTCGGTGTTTTGTGCGTCCCTTTCAGGGGATGTCCATGCCATAAAGACATGGCCACCAGCAGTGCGCCGGATTTAATCGTCATATCCATCGCCGCCTGCATGTCGGCATCGGTGATACTTTCCAGCGTCTTCAGGTGTTCAAGATGCTCAATACGCTGCAGCGCCGACAGTTCGTAGAGCGTGACGGTCTTACCGTTGCGTTCGAACGGCTCACTTTTTAAAAACATGGGTTACTCCAGAAAGCGGGGCCACAGCCCCGGAAGTCAGGAAACGGTGACTTTACAGGTCGCGACAAAAAGCCCGTCGTTGGTCATCACGATAATGTCGGCGGTTCCGGTGGCAATGCCGGTTACTGTCAGAACCGTACCGGCGACAGTCACTGTGGCTTTACCTGCATCCGTGGTGGTGGCCCGGAAAGATTGATCGCTTGCGCTGGCTGGCGCCACGGTGACATTCAGCGTGGTGGTGGCAGCAACCGCAACGGTGGTGGTCGATTTATCCAGGCTGACGCCGGTTACGGCAATCGCTGCAGCAGCGCTGTCTTCAGCAAGACCTGGTTTGCCGTTGTTGCTGATTTTGACAGAACGGGTAATGGTGTCTTTTGCCGTCACCGTTTTACCCAGGCTGCTTACCCAGCCACGGAACACATCGACGGCGCCATTCGGGTATTTGATTTTGTACGCCAGCACGGTACCGTCATCAAACCAGCGAACCAGATCCTGCTGCCCGCTCTCGGCAGGTTTCCAGGCCAGCGTAAAACTGGCCTCCCCCGCCGATTTCTGCCCCTGTGCGGTAGCAGTCCAGTCGGCGTCTTCGTCATCCAGGTAAGTATCATCGTTTGATTCGGCAGTCAGTTCGCCGGGCTGCAGGTCTTTAATCTTCGCCAGGCGCGTCCAGTCAACATCCGATAATGGGTTGGCAAATGGGTTGCCCGATCCGGAATAAATCCAGAGCGTGGTGGTGGCACCCTTTACCGGCGCCAGTGGGTTTGGTGTTGTCATTACGTCCTCACATTTCGTAAGTAATGGAATATTTCAGATCAGCCGAACTCCACAGCCCAAGATCATCATCGCGCTGGTAGTCATACCCCTGTTGCACCATGTTAGTGATCAACGTGGAAAGTCCTGACACATTGCCAAGCACCGGATAAATACGTGACTCCATCCAGTCATCGAGTTCGGAATCGGGTACCTGCGCAGGTAAAAAGATTTCGATATGCAGCGTGGCCTGCCAGATATCAGCATCCAGTTCTTCGCCGGTATACCCGGCATCCGTCAGGAAGACAGCGACCGCCGGGAAATCCCCCTCCTCCAGTACCGCTGGACGCCCGTCAAAATAGAGCGCGTCTTTACCAATATGGCTCTCCAGCGCATCAATAATGGCCTTTCTAATATCAGTGTGTTTCATCGTTTCAGAATCAGCCTGAGTTGGTTTTTAAGGGATGCCCGAAGTTCTTTGGGCATATCCGATTCCATGAGCTTCGGCAGCTCATCTTTAAATGCGGTCGTCAGTGGCGCTGCCAGTGGAATGCTGACCACTTCAATCGGGTAGCGGGGTCTGGATGTCCGTCGCATCACATGCCATCGGCCATTCTTCAGTTGTTGAATAAAACCACCAGGGAAACGAAAAGGGCCAATTCGCAACACGCTATTGGCCCCTTTTTTGTCCCGTTTTCTGCGGGATAACCGTACGCTGGCGGTACCGAGCTTTATCGCGGGCAGGTTGCCCCGGTTCACGCGAATCATTGCCATCGGCTTTTTCGCCGTGGCGCGTTTTATCCTGGCGCGTTGTTTTACCAGCTTGCGTGGCACCCGCGTATCTTTCGAGACAACGGCAACGCTTCTACTGACTGCCCGGGTGGCGACACGGTTAACAGCCTGCGCTGAGGCACGCGGAACCGCCGTATTGCTGATGCTGTTCAGGTTTGCTATAGCCTGTTCAAGCCCTTTTAAAGACATAGTTTCCCCTTAACGGCGTCGGGTTGCTGTGGGAGGAGAACCCGTACCGAGCCAGACATGGCAGGATCCGCAGTCATCAGGGCCAATACGATCAACCCAGAAAGGTTTTCCGTTAATATCCAGCGTGTCCAGCCGCGCCAGCTGCCCAATCGTTGCTGATTTCACAAACAGCGACGGGCTGGTCCCCTCGACACGGATGCCGGGTGTGGCGTAACCGATATTTTCCGGATCATCGAAAACACCACTCAACGTGACGCCAGAAATCGCGCCGGACGTTACCGTTGCAGAAGTCCCCATAACCTGCCGAATAGTGTCATCGGCCTGTGTTATTGCAGCATCAAAAAGGTTATCGAAATCAGCCACACAGCCCCCTGCTAGTGCTCGCGGACCAGTCCGAGTGCAACCAGGCTGTCCGCATCCGCTTGTGTCACGCGGATCACGGTCCCCGCCTCCACAATAGATACCCGTTCATCGCGGGTCGCGTGCAGCGCCTCAATGTGCAGCGTGGCCAGCGTTACGACGGCCATCAGCGCGTCATCTGTTCTACCGCTTAACACAGTATCCACTGGCGGCACGGGTCCTACGGTGCCGGTAGATGCACTACCATCACTTACGCCACCATTTTCAACACTATCGGTATCCGTGCCGTCATTCAGTTCTTCCTCCAGCTCTGCAATGCGCATAGAGAGCTCCTGAATGGTGCCACTGGTATTCACTTCCCGACCAAGCTGTGCGCCAAGCTCATTAAGCCGCGCAATCAACTTTTCTTTTTCTGTCATAAAAACAACTCCGGAACAGGGCCCCGCAGGGCCACAGAATGGACATCAGGCGAGTTTGACAGACACGAACGCATCCGGGTCAGCCAGTAGCATCAATGGTGCAGACTGGATCATGGTGAACTCACGCGCCGGATCGCCTGTCTGTACCCAGTTTTTCGGATAACGCGTGGAAGCGTTAATGCCTTCACGCTGGGCATCCACATCCTGAATGCAGCCGTAGGTGCGCAAGCCGCGGGCCTGGGTATTACCCAGCACCATGCTCAAATCCGGCAGGTAGTTCTTTTTGGTGTCGTCTTCAATGTATTGCCCGGAGTAAACGACAATGGCCACATCGCCATACATTCCCTTATAGGAGACCGCTTCACCCAGATCTTTCAGCGCCGTTTCCAGTTCAGAGTTAGAACCGCGACGGGTGTCGAGCTTCTCTTTTACCGCTTTGAATGAACGGAACAACGCCCAGCCCTTCGGATCAAAGACGATAATATTGACCACGCCGCTGGCGTTCAGCGCATAGGTTTCAATATCGTCAGTAGGGTCATAGGTTTCTTTGTCGCGGGTGCTCCATGCCGCAGCACCTGCCTGGATGATGTTGTTTCCGGCACTGCGTCCCATATCCACCTCAACCGGTTCAAACGCTTCGCCGGTCATGGTGTATTTACCGTTGAGAACAGCAGCCACAGCCTGTTTCTCTTCCACCTGAGCAATCGCCAGTTCTTCATCCTTCATGTTCTGCAGGATAATGCGACGGCGGCGGTAGGCCGGGTCAGCCAGATTTTGCGGGTCTTCATCCGGCAGGCGGCGCAGCGTCATCTGCGGGTTTACCTCGTGCTTGGGCTTGACGTAACCCGGCGTAAACTCTGACGTTGCGCCGCCACGGGAGCGGATAACCTTGCCAGAAATAACAGGCGAGACGTACAGCGCCATGTTGACCATGCCCGGGATTTGCGACAGATACACCTTCTCGGTGCTGAAGGGGTAACTTTCACGGAAGAAGATACGCAGGAAAAGCGGATCGAATTTGAATTTCTTCTCATTGACCGCCAGCAGTTGGGCCGTTGTGTAAATTGACATAGATTTTTCCCGTAAAAAAAGCCGCGATGGCGGCTTCTGTGGATGATGGTTACTGTTAAGTCAGGTGTCAGACGATGCTGATGGCTGTACCCGTGAACGCATTGCGTTTGATGTGTTCATCCGTCACCGCATCCGGCCAGAGCACATCTTCAATACGGAAAGAGCCGGACTTATAGAATGCCAGCTCTGTGTTGCTCTGGTCGGCAGACACCGCCAGAACGCCACAGGCAGCCCCCGCATGCTGGCCATCCCAGACAGTCAGCTTGCCGGAAGTGGCATCCAGCATCAGGGGTGTCATCGCCGGTACTGCTTTCGTCAGTTCACCGGGTGCATAACCGGTATGCGCCGGATCACTGTTCCCTAGGGGCTGATTGTGGGTAAATTGTTCAGTGTTAGACATGTTGACCTCTTAAACAGGCGTATTTAACAAATCGTCACCCGCTTCAGCAGAAGCGTTACCTGCCGTTACGGTGCCGGGTGCGGTTTCCATCAGACGATCCAGCGCGGTATCCGTGCGCGCCAGAGCACTCTGAGGTGCTGCGGCAAGAATGCGCTGAGCACTTTCCACGGTCATTCCCGGCGTTTCTGCCAGCGCGCGCGCCTGTGATTCACGCCCTTTCGCTTCTTCACAGTTCAGGATCCCCATAATGCGACCGTTTTCGGCTGCGACCGCCGCTGCCACCTGGCTGCTGATATCAACAGTTGCGCCCGCTGCAGGGTCAGTAACGACCGCTTCAGGCACGTCAACGGTGGTCACGGTCTGGTCAGCAGATGCTGCTGGTTGAGTGGTATCTGCGGATGCAGTAGTACCTTTCATGCTTCCTCCTCGGGAAATCATCGTTCGTTTATTAATTGCATCGCGCATAACGTTCAGCGCATCCATGTTGTTGACCAGCTGCTCCGCCAGGCCGTTGTCTACTGATTCCTGGCCTGAAAACACAGCCGCTTCTGTATCAAGAACGGCCTGAACCGACATGCCGGTATAACCCGCCACCTTTTCAGCGAACATCTGCCGGGTAGCGTCAATACGCGCCTGAAAATCTGCACGTACCTCTTTGGGTAATTTCTCGTAGGGGTTCCCATCCACCTTGTGATCGCCGCTGTAAATCAACGTGACCTCAACACCGCTGGTTTTAAGGGCGGCGCCGTAATTGCTGTGGGCCATCATGACCCCGATGGATCCCGTTCTGGCCGTCTGGGTCACAAGCCGACGTGATGCCGCACTGGCAATCAGCTGGCCAGCGCTGCAGTTCATATCGTTGGCTAACGCCCAGATGGGTTTGATATCCCGCATGCGGGCGATGATGTCCGCACAGTCAAAGGCACCCGCCACCATTCCACCTGGCGTATCCATATCCAGAAGAATGCCGTCTACACCCGGATCGCTGATTGCCTGCTGGAGGCGGGCGATGATGCCGTTGTACCCCGTCATCCCCGAATACGGCTGGAGTGAGCGGGTTTTACTGACCAGCGTCCCGGAAACAGGCAGCACCGCGATACCATCAGTGACCTGGTAGCTTCGCGCCGGCTTTGGCCCCATTTCCTCATCATCACCAAAGAGTGCCAGCGGTTCAGCCATCTGCTCTGCGCCAAGCGTAACGCCCGACACGGTGTCGGTCAGACGGGTGATACCTAACTGACCAGCGAGCGCGCAAAAGAAAACCCGCGCATAGGCGGGTTCAAGTAAAAGCGGCTCATTGAAGGCCATACTGGCAATGTGCGGGAGATTACGCAGCTCTGGCGTCATCGGTCCCCTCCTCATTCGATTTTTTCAGTCCAGACTCAAAGGCCGAAGCCGCCCACGCTGGCGGTTTAAGTCCCGCTGCGCGGCGCTCCATCGTTTCGCGAACCTGCTGGGCAAAGATTTCCTGATAATCTTCCCCGCGTTTGGCGCATTCCTTCTCATAGGTGCTCAGCCCCGCCTCAATGAGCATGACAGCCTCCTGCACCTCCTTCAGACCGTCAATGGCCATTCTCCCGGAGCCGATCCAGTCTGCATTTCCCCAGGCGCTTCTCGCCTCCTGAAAACTGAATCGGGCTTTAGACGGTAGTGTCACCACCCGGCGAACAATGGCCTCTTCCAGCCAGCATAAAAACATCTGACAGGCCTGGCGGGAGGCAACAAATTTGCGGCGCCCCATAAAGTACGCCCAGGACTCGTTAGCACTGGCGCGGGCGGTGGAATAACTCATCTGCGAATAGTTGCGAGAGAGTTGCTCATACGACACACCCAGCCCTGCAGCAATGTAGCGCAGCAGAGATTGTTCAAACGTCGAATAGCCGTTATCAGTATCCTGCGCTGACTGAAGATTCAGGGAGTCGCCCGGCATCAGATGCGGCACCTTCGCGCCGCCGAGACGAACCGGCGCCGCGGTATAGTACGAGGCCATCTCCCCCAGCCAGCCAGTCATCTTGCTTTGCTGCTCTTTACTGTCTGAGCCGAGAATAAAGTCCATCGCGGTTTGCGTATCCAGCTCACTTTCAATCGTGGCGGCATACATTGCCTTGACAATCGCGCTCTGGAGCTGCGTATTCTGCAGTGTATCGAGCATTTTCATTTGCTCCATGACGCTGTAAAACACGTTAGCACCGCGTGTCTGCCCATCTTCCAGGGGTTCAAATACGTGGATAAAGGAAGGCCGCCCGCCGGGCAGCTCACGCGGAATGTAGGTCCACTTCTGCGCCATCCACCCCGGATAGCCATCTTCGCTGACGTAATATCCCAGCGCAGCGCCACTGTCATTTGTTCTGACACCTGCCCGACAGTTTCGCGTGTCTCCGGCGTTATTGGGGTTGTTGATGCGTTTCGGGCTCACCATTTTGAACTGTGTGCGGAAAAGACGCGTGGAATCACTGTCCCAGGTGGCCTGTGCACATAACTCACCGTTAAACGCATGCATGGATACACCTTCACGGATCATCATGGTGAATGTACGCTTACGTTCCGCATCAATGCAGCAGCAATCATCCTCCGCAAATTCTTTCCAGGCCGCTTCAACTTCACGGGAGAACGCCCGGGCCTCTTCCTCTCCAATGCCAAGAAAACGCCAGCTGGGCCGATAACTGAGCCGGAAAAACGACCCGACAATGTGGTCCTGATGGAGCTGTACCGCGTTTGCCGCATAGCCGTTATTGCGGACCAGATCGTCAGCGCGCGCGTTACCACGGGAAAAATTAGGCAATAACGCAGCATCTGCGCTTTCACTCGGTGGATCCCAGGCGCGGAGCTGACCGCCAAAGCCACCAGCACCGCCATGATATCCGGCATAATCCCGCAGAGCGGTTTTACCGTCCGGTCCTAACAAAGCAGGTGTTTTCATGCGTAAAATCCTGCCGGTCCCCGGCGTCGTGGAGTGGTGCCAACCTGTGACTCAAGTTCGGCAATGTATTTTTTCAGGTCACTGACGGAGGTCGCGGTAAACTCAACCCGCCGGCCGTCTTTTTGCACCGTTGCCACCCGCTTTCCCATCATGAGGTCATGCAACGCAGCGCGGGCGGCATCCAGATCAGTCTGTGTCGCCATTATTCATCTCCAGATAATGCCCTGGCATAATCAGCCAGGGTTTTGTTATTGGTCCGGTTCCCCTCTTCCTCCAGCAGGCTCGCGAGCAGTGAATCAAGATTCAGTTGCCATCGCGAAATACTGATCCGCAGGGCAGCCAGCGCGTACACGAAGCAGTCCAGCGCCTCATTTCGTCGCTTTTTGCTGTCCCAGACGATTTTCTTACGCCCGTCCACCCATTTTTCAACCTGCTCCTCAGCAGTAAGCTGCTGTGCCTCAGCCAGATCGTAAATTTCGGGGTTATTGGGGAAATGCACGGCACCGGCAAGAGGATCACTCCCTTCCGGCTGAAGTGTGAAGCGGTTATAAATCTGCTCCTTTGCGGTATCAGTCCCCACTTCCGTCAGATAAACGCCGTTCTTGTTGCGTTTGCGCGGCATATTCGCCACAGGCTTGCCGTAAACGGAAGCCCCTTTAATCGGGATCACGCGAAACAGACCATGCTTTTTTGAGCGATTGTAGACAATGGTGGGGTCAATACCGCCGATATCCCAGCAGATACGGGATACCGACATTTCCACGCCATTCTTTCGGAGATAGGTTTTGTTAATCGCCTCGTCCACCCTGACGAGGGTCGCTTCATCATCATGACGGCCCATAATGATCTGCCGGTCAATCAGCCAGCTTTCCTCACCGGGCCCCCATCCCCAGACGCGCATTTCATATCGATCCAGCTGGGAGTCGATCCCGGCTGTCAGATAAGCAACACGCTCCGGTACGGATGCCCCGAAGAGCTCTTTGCGTTCGGCCATGAGCTCCGCGTCAGGCCGTTCACCAATTTTAGGCTCCCATGTTTCGCCCAGAGTGGTGTTCACGAAGGTTTTACGCTTTCCGGTATCCCCTTTCGTTTTTAGCCAGTCTTTAACGATCTGTACCCAGGTGGTAAACGGGCTGTATGCCGTCCAGATGTGAAACGTCACACTGTCTGGCGGGTCGATTTCGGTGCCTGTTGATGAAAACCAGGATAAACCGTCGCGCGTCCAGATCCCGGTGGTGTCGCAGATGTAACGAGCTTCAGTGAAATCCAGCTCCTGCTGCTTAATGACGCAGGCATTATGTTCACACAGGTAAAAGACGCTGGAGGGTTCGCCGGGTGTCCATTTGAACCCGAACGGGGTCTCTTTGTCGCCGAACTTAAGGTACTGCTCTTCACCACAGTGCGGACAGGCAACATGAAAACGCATGAAATGCCCGGACTCGCTGGCAGCACGCTCAATCTGGCAGGTCCCCTTTGTTTTTGGCGTTGAGCCGCGAATAGATTTGGGCCAGACAGACCCCTCAATACGTTTATCACCGAGGAACGTCGGGGAACCCTCTTTCTCAATATCTTCATCGAATGCCGCCAGTTCATCGTAACCGGCGACATCGACCGATTTCTCACGATAGTTTTTCGCCGCCTTACCACCCAGACACCAGAACCCGCGACCGTTGGAGAAGCGTTTCATACTGAGCGTATTGTCCCGGTGCTTTTTGCCATACCAGGGGGCCAGCGCCAGAAGTGACGGAATATCGCGAATCGTCGGCTCAACATGCGACTTCATGAAGTTTTCGGCGTCACCATCAGTGGGCAGCCAGATAAGGGAATTTCGCTGCTTGTGCTGAATAAAATACGCATAAACACCCAGCAACATTTTTGAATAGCCAACACGGGCAGACTTAACAACGTTAACTTCACGAATGTAGTCGTTACCCATCGCATTCATGATCGCGCGCTGAAACGGCAACGTTTCCCAGCGCCCTTCCTGGTAGGCTGACTCTTTGGGGAGATAGTAATTATCGTCTGCCCATTCAACCGCCGTTTGCGGCTCAGGCCGGTACAGCGAAAGTAGCCCTGCGCGCGCAGAGTGCTGCAGCCCCTTAACCTGACTGTTCGATATATTCACTCAGCAACCCCGGTATTATTTCATCCAGCGCAGCTGCTTTGTTCATGGCCTTAATGATGTCCTTCTTGAGGAAATCAATATGTCGGTTTTCCAGCTCCGGGAAGCGCCGCTGAACCGACAGAGGAACTCCATCAAGAATGCTGGCTACTTCTCCGGCCATCCGCGACAGCACGAACGTGCAGAATGCGGTTTCCACCACCTCAGCGGAATCTTTTGCATTTTTTAGTTCCTGGGCGTCTGCCTGCGCCCGGGTAAGGCGGTGACGCTCATAGTCAATCGTACCTGGCTGGAGGTCGGATTCCGATGCAAGACGAAGGTCTTCCACCTCCTTGCGTAATTTCTCATTCTCAATCGCCGCGTCGCGTGCGGAATACCATTCGATAGCCGCGGAAGATTCATAGAGGACCTCATTACCTTTTCCGCCGCCACGTGCTACAGGCATTCCCTGATCCTGCCAGTTCTGAATGGTTCGCACGCTGACCCCAAATATTTCAGAAAGACGCTTTTTGTTGACCTCCATAGCTCACTCCATGCACAAAAACAGAGAAAGGAAACGCCCTCTGGTTATTTAGCCGTTTTTAAGGCTTATCGTTTCCTTTCTTTTCAGGGGGTGTTTGCAGTTAAAACAATGGATTAGCGAGAAGAAGAACGGAAACGGCAAATGCCAGAAAATTTTCATAAATAGCGAGAATCTGCGCGGTCGCCGCCCCGTAACAGGCCGGATCGCAGGAAAGGACCCATAAATGATAATAAATATCATTTAATAAGTTAAAACTACTGATAACTTATTCGGTAAACAATCCTATGCAGGATATGGAACCAAACAATGTTCTCCTAATTTTCCACGCTCAAATGCTCTTATATGGTATCTGCGGGATTGTTAAAAGATAACAACTACAATCATAGCCGTTCAAATTTGGTGATAAAATAATCATTGGACGATTTTCTCTAGCTTACTTTTGCTGATATAGGCTAATTTATCATTCCCATGTATCAATACGCTTTGAATTTGAGGGTTGATTTTTATACATCCGCCTAAAACAGAAAAGATGCTACCAATCCCACCTAGTACGTCATATGGATGCGGTCCATTCACTGCAAGCATGACACCAGAAAAAGCACCAAAAGCCTGTGTAAGATCAAACTCAAATGAAGTTGAAGTACTAAATTTTATCGGACTTCTCCAAGTCTCTTGATTTAGATGCTCAATATCTATTATTGCTTTTTTTAGATTTGAAAGAGTTTTTGCTCTCTGCAGGTTTATGTCACCTGATTGCTTAACCTCAAAGTAAAGTTCATCTAAATATTCATGCAAGGCAATTAACTCTGGTTTCCTCCTTTCCTTAAATTCAAGTATATCATGTAGATTAGTTTCTTCAGTAGGTACAGGAAGTAAATTTGCAAGTTCAAAACGAATTACTTCAGAAGTTCTGGATAACTCCGTAGCTATATTGATTTGCTCATTGAGAAAGTGCATTCGCCAATCAATAGAGCCTTCCATGTGGCGAAGAATATCTATTGTCTGTGCATGAGTTTCTGCATAAAAACTTGTCATCGCATCACCATCAAAAAGACCATGGCGTCGATAAATAGGCCGGGTTAATATTCCGCAGTGAATTAGCTCATCTTCATTTTTAAATCCCGCATGGAAAACATTATTAGTCGGTGAAACCAGTTTATCCCAATATAGGCAAAGATAATTTATTTCTAAGGCGCTAATCCATTTACCTGTACAAAACCCCTTTCCACCCTCGGTTTTAAGCAGTTCGCAAGCACTAAAAACCACACCCCTTTCCATGTCACGGTCCTCTCTAATTAAAGTGAGGATAATTTAACACTATCGCAGCCACCAAGTGAATGCCTTCTGCGTCACGAATATGAGACAAAAAAGTTTTCCCAAACCAAGAACCACGTTCATCGTGAACTATTTGACTGCCTCACCGACTCGTAAATGCGCTCACATGTCATTCCAGCCCGGTAGCTTTCGTCAGATCGCCAGCTGCGCCATTGCCATAGCGTGCCGCGGCAGGACCGCGCAGCACTTCAATACGCTCAATCATTTCCGGTGGAACCCAGGCGGTATCGCCGCGGGTATCACGCTCGCCGCGCCAGCCCTGGCGTACGGAGTTACGGCTGGTAACCGGTTTACCGTCGATCAAAATCAGGGTGTTTTCTGGCCCCATGCCGCGAATATCGATCTGGCGGTTGTTGCCGCGCTGACCGCTGGTTGAGTTACCCCTCCCCAGGCTGATGATGACATTAATTCTCACTTGAGCCGCTCGCGCGCGGTCTTCGCAGCGTGACACGACCAGCACAGGCTCTCAAGGTTGCTGTCTTCATCAGTACCGCCGTGGGCCTTCGCCTTGATGTGGTCCACGCAGGACGCCTGCTTAACTATCGCCTGCCGTAGATGGTTCTGACACAGCCCTTTGTCGCGCTTAAGTATCCGCTCCCGGATGACTTCCCACTTTGTTCCGTATCCACGCTGCTGCCGTGATTGACCAAGCTTGTAGGACTTCCAGCCTTCACCTTTGTGATTTTCACAGTAGCCAGATGGGTCTGTTGTGGTGTTCCGACAGCCGCGAACGCGACAAGCCTTCGGTGTGCGCGGTGGCATATTCACTCCCCAAAAAACGTATAGCATTATCGCAGACACTCAATGAATGCCTGCTGTAATGCCTGCCATTCAGTCTGCTGGCTGAATATCAAGGTAATACTCTTTGCCCTGCTCGAACAGTTCGAATGCAGCAGGATTCGAGATAACCATCTGCAATTGGCCGCCGGGGGTGTACTTTGACCATGACTTGTTTTCTTTGGTGTCAGCGGTAACAGGGCTCATGTGAATAGTACGGTGTGAATCGTCATCTGCTTTCTGAATGAAGTGGCAGCGAAATTTAGCGCGAACGGACATGATGTTTCCTCAGTTGTTAAAAAGCCCCGCTATTGCGAGGCTATAGAATTGTTATTTGACTCTCTCACCGAGTCGTAAATCCGCTCACACGTCACTCCGGAGGTATAGCGTTCGTCAGCAATTCCAGCATAACGTTTAGCTTCTTCTGCAATATCTCCGAGCATGTCGGCGAGCACTGCGGCGGCGGATCCGGCTGTTTTGCTTCTGACGGTAGCGGCAAGATCTGAGGTGTGCTTTGCGGCGTCCAGGCGGGCGGCAAGCTTTGTTGCTTCGGTGCGCAACTGGCTAACAGTGGCAGACAGGCCAGCAGCAGTGGCAGCAGATTTAGCGGCTTGTGCTTGTGCATCTTTTACAGCCTCATCACGGGCAATAATACGCCCTTGCTCAATCATGCGGGCGGCGGTCTGCGCGTTCGCAGCCTGAAAAGACTCTGCGCTGTCACGTTCCGCCCACTTTTTTTCCCAACCGCGGCTGCTCCATACACTGCCGGCGATGAATGCGACGGCCACCAGCACCGAAATGGCAATGAACTGATAGCGCAGACTCACTGGTCTATCCCCCAGCACGTCAGCGCGCTTTCCTGGTCTCGTCGTTCTACTTGGCCATAGCAGCCATTTTTCTGGCCTTTGGTCAGACGACAGTCGCGGCCACCGTCTTTAATCCACCAGCGGATCGCTTCACAGGCGCCTTTACGGTCGCCAGCATTTATTCGTTTATAAAACGTAGACGGGAAACATTTTCCTGGGCCGATGTTATATGGACAGAAAGACGCGATCCCGGCTTTCTGTGGTTCGGTCAGTGGTACTTTGATATTTCGCTCAACCCACGCCAGCGCCTTGTCACGCTCAATGGCGTTTACCCTGGCGCATTTCTCAGCTGACAGCTTCATGCCCTGTACTACAGGCTTACCATCAACCATCGTGGCACCACGGCAAATCGTCCACACTCCGCCACCGTCGCGGTATGCCGTAAGGCTATTACCCTCTTTCTCATTAAGAAACTGATCGAGAATAACGGGCGCGGAAGCCCCGGAAAGAATCAAACCAACGACCACTGCGCTCAGTTTATTCTTCAGCTTTGGTGACATTGCCATTAAGCCGGTCCTCCCTTTCCTTTTTCCGGTAATACCAGTTCACTGCACAGGTGATTACCGTGCATGCGATACCGACAATAATTGCCCAGTCGCTCAGGCTTAACCCTGCAATTCTGTCGGCCAACATCCAGGACACCTCTTTTGCTGTTTTAGCTGTTTCGGCGTATGCCTTCGCTGATACACCGCAGCCGGTCAGCGTGGTTCCTGTTCCATATGAAAGTCTGCTGTAAATGGTGCTCATTCTGGTCATAGCCTCACCTCCGATAGTTCGGATGGCGCTGTGTGTGATTGAAGTGGATCAGGCAACCGGGATCTTATGTTCAAGTAAAAATTAAGGATGATTCCCGGTGCCTGAAGATGGTGATCACCACAGCAACGGAGAAGCGTGGTGATCGTTATGATTTTTTCAGTTTTTCCACCTCTTCGGTGGTCTGTATAAACCTGTCTTCCTCCAGTTCTACACCGATCGCCCGACGGCCAAGTTCTATTGCTGCTTTCACAGTTGAACCAGAGCCCATAAAGAAATCGGCAACGATATCCCCCGGCCTGCTGCTGGCGCTAATGATCTGCTTCAGCATGTCGGCAGGTTTTTCGCATGGATGTTTTCCCGGATAAAACTGAACAGGCTTATGCGTCCATACGTCGGTATTGGTTGTCCCAGCCGTTGGGCTTCACTTTGAAGTACGGCGGATCCGTAACTATCAGATCAATAGAGTTATCCGGGAGGGTGGCGACATAATGCAGGCTATCAGCGTTGATTAATTCAACACTGTTTATTTTTACAGTATTTTTCATAGATCAGTAAGCGTAACTCTGATAGGCTCACGTTGCTTTTGCGCTAAAGCAGTGGGCCTTGGTTAGCTTGTGACCTGAAAGCATGAGCTGATGGCTGGCCGGGTGCGCTAACACCCACCAGCCGCCCATTTCCACAGCAGAAAGCCCCCATTACTGGAGGCGTTTATAACATCCAAACTGGTAATCAGATAAACCCGCCATCACCAGTTGTGTGAGAATGAGCTGGCAACGTTCTCGGCTAAGGTGGGTATTCTGTGCAATCTCCCCAGCCGTTGCTGGTTTATCGCTTAACTCATTGAAAACAGCCTTCGCGGTTTCTGTCATATCTTCCTGATTTAGCATGTCTTTTACCTAAAATTATTTGCGTGACATACAGATAACTCTGGTTGGCGACACCAGCAAGAGAAGAATTCCATTCTGCGACCACCAGCGCCTTTATGCGCCGCGCATGGCTAAATTGCCATAAAAAAACCCGCTCATTGGCGGGTTTATAAAACTTTGGCAACATATCAAATATGCTTCAAATATGGCTTATTTTGTTGTATTTTGCAAGCGCGTTTGAAGGAGATAGTGAAATTTACTTCACATTTCTGCCACTTTGAGGGCTTCTTCTTCCTCATAGTATTCAAGAGCCATTGCCAACGCAGATTCATCAAGCTGGGTAAAAGCGGCCTTTAACCCAGCCCAGTGCCCTGAATAGACACGCAACCATGTCGAACGGTCAACGCTAACCATGCGGGCCAACGCTGCACCAGCATAGTCTTTATAGGTTTCATTATTTCTGGTTGCGGCAATTTCCTGCCCTGCCAGCCATACCAGGCCTATCAGTTTCTTTTCTACGCGCTCCTGAAGCGAGTTTTCACCCAGGCATTTCTGATAAGTTTTCCAGACGTATTCACACATCATCACCTGGTGCTTATAGCTAAGGTCAAAACCGTAGCAGTACCGCAACCAGGCCTGCTGGTATCCACTAAGCGCGGACACTGCCCTACGCCACGGCGCGGACTCAAATTCCGCATCTTTTATCGGCGGCATTGGCCTGCGGCGGCTGCGTGTTTCCAGTACATACAGTGGCGCGGAAAGCGAGTTAACAAAGCGTGGCCCCTTCTCTCCTTCAAGTTCGACGAGATGAATTCCACGGCGCGGGGTGGCATTTTTGTCTGCTGGTGGGTGTTCACTGAAAGCCTCAAGCTGCCCTTTTGTTTCCCCAGAGAGGTCAGGTAGCGCGCGGCGCAATTCTATTCTTACAAAATTCAGGTCTTGTTGATTCATGCTTCTTTGCGCTCCATACACTTAAGCTTTCGCAATTACGCCGATCGCCAGCGCCCGATCCATAAAACGCAGTAGCAGCTCAAGCTGCGTACCATGCTTCTGCTCGAATGCTGGTACATCGGCGTGTAACTCGTCGTGGCACTCTCTGCACAGAGGGATCACGAAGAGGTCATGGGCTTTTGTTGCTGTACCACCCATACCGTGCCCTACGATATGGTGCGGATCATCTGCTGGCCGTCGGCAACACTCACAGGGTTGTGTTTTTACCCAGCGGGTGTAAGTCTCATTTATCCAGCGCCGTCGCTTTGGCCTGAGCATGAAAGATTCTGGAGATTCCGGATCAACAGAGAGCGTGAGGATCTTCTTCGCCTTCTCCTGCACGAGGCTGGTTGCAGAAGCGGAAGGCACAATGTCGCTTTCCCTCATGACCGAGCGGATCTTCTCATCCGGAAGGCGTAGCCCCTTGTGCGCAACGCTTTCCGGAATAACATCAGCCAGGTCGTTTCTGACCATCCACCAGCACAGTTCCGGAAGCGTCAGGATATGCGACTCGGGAAAACCAGAATCACGCAGAATGACTTCCAGAATCCAGGATACCAGGTTTCCTGCCGCTATACCTGCAAGCTGTTCGGTATGCTGCCCCGACAAAGTGTGATCGCAATGCCAGCACAGGCGAATACTTCCTGGTGGGTGCCGCATTGTTGTGAAGTTCTTGTCGTGCCACGTTGAATGTGGCCACTGGCATTCAAACCGATTACTCAACCATTGCTCAAGGGAAGGAAGCCCGCCGGCACGCTGAATAACCCGCTCATTCTCGAATACCTGCCGCATTACCGGATCATCAGCCAGCGGCTGAATGGCGGCGGGAACAGCTCCTGTACTGAATGACGCCATTTCTTCTGGTTCAGGCTCGAGCAGAACGCGACCGCGCATAAAGAGGTGCATCAGTTCCGCGCCGGGACGAAACAACACAATCCCCATGCGATGGGCGACTTCAGGAGTTAACAAAGCCCTCACGCCGCCTGCCCCCCTGCAATATGTTCAGCCCACAAACCACCAATCCAGCGTACTCCCTTGGCAGTGAAACGCGTCTGGCTGAATGCGTGATTGGATGTGCTCGATGTTCCCGTCTTAACTTCAAATCTTCCCGCGGAAATGTGCTGCGCCATGGGGGTAAGTGTGCCGCCGAGGCGATACAGGATATTGCGTTCAATAAGGAACAGACGAAACTCAGTTTCTTTTGCGTTAAGCAATTTGGCTACCTGCCGGAATGACATGGAGCCTTTTGCAGAGCAATAACGATCAACAAACTCCACTTTTGGCGCCGCGGCTGCCAGCTGGATCGTCAGTTGCTCTTTCTGCTCGGCTAAATCAGCAGCCAGGCGAAGCGCTTCCGGTAATGAGCGCGGAACACTGACACTCTGTCCTTCTTCCAGTTCCTGCCAGCGATCGACGACCGCGGCGGTAAATTCAGGTGATAATCTGGCAACAATCACCAGAGAGTCGCGTTTATTAAAACGATACTCCTGGTACACATTACCGTTATGCTCAAAATCGAACTGCGCCAATGGCGCGGTTAAAATTCCCGCAGCAACAAGACGCTCAGCCGAGCGTTTCACGTCACTGTGTTTACTCTGAACCAGATCCGCAATATCACGGCTGGACATTGTTACTACACCATTCACGATTAACTGGCTCATACTTTTCTCCATATCAGGCGGCTGCACCCGCCGGTTCATATCTGCTGATCGTTATCTCTACCCGACCTTTCGGCACAACGGGTCCCCATTCCACCAGCATGCGCTTAATCTGGCTGTCGTCTTCCCAGACACCCGCATGCGTCAGCGCGTCAAACAGGGCTTTGTTGTAATTATCGATATCCCGACGGCGCGCATCCGGCGGGTACAGAGTGATTTCTACCGCTGCCAGTTCAGTCGATGGCTTCGGGAGACGTCGTAATTGCTCAATGATCGCCACGCAGGCAGCGCTCTGGTATTTACGACCATCAGCGCTAATGAGGTGACGACCGGCCAGCGGCCCCTTGTTAGGGGCGCGCCAGTAAGTATTCACGCTCGGAGGGAACGGGAGCACAAGTTTCATGCCACCTCCTGTTGTTGCACTGCACACAGTTCCGGAAGATTTGCCTCCACCAGCGCCCTGGCGAATGGTGGTGGTACCGCATTACCGCAGCGGGCTACCTGCTTATCTTTTGCATAGCGATTTCCACGGTAGTCCTGATCAATAACGTATCCATCCGGGAAGCCCTGCGCTTTGTAGAGTTCATGCGGCTGCAACATGCGCATTCCGATATCAACGATCTGGTATTTAACCCCATCGATCGTTACCAGCCATTCATCGTCACTTTCCCCGCAATACGTCTCGAGAAATGTGCGTACCTCACCCACGTGTTGGCCACCAGCAGTGATTGTTGGCATGGGCACATCAAGGCGTTGCCCGTCGCTGCATGTTCCACGCAGTTTCACCAGATGAGAGGCAACAACTGCATGATGGTCGACAGTGGTCACTGAGTGCGCGGGTTCATCCATACTGACACCCGGCCCCGTATAGTTACCGCCGTAGTGTTTAGCTAGGAACGCGCTCACCGTCGCGAATTTATTTCCACCTGCAGTAACGGTCCCCAGCGGGTTATCCAGCCGCAGCACACGCGGTTCTTGTCCAGGTCGTTCGCCATAACCCATCTGGATCAGCGTAGGCGTTACCAGTTGAGATTTACCGCCACCGCCAGCGGTGATGGTTGCGCTCGGTTCGTCTGCCCGGTGGCCGACGCTGGCCCCAAACTGGCGGGCTATCACTGGCGCAACAAGACAGGCGCGGGATTGCTTCAGAATGGTATGAGCAGGTTTATCCAGCGGGCGCGGTTTAGCCTGGTATTCACTCCCACCATTACCCGCCAGGAATGGCGTCAGTGCAGCCTCAACAATCCCGAGTGCATGCCCATTGCCACCTGGACGTTTTGATGTGCCAGCGGTTACCGTCGGGACAGGTTCGGTAACGGGCTGCCCGGTTGCGCCAGTGCGGAATTTTGTCAGGTGTGGAACGGCTAACGCGTAGCCGAGTTTTTTAGTAATGGTCTGTAATGGCTCATTCAGCGACTGCCCGCGAAAAGCGTCATACGAATTTTTAGAGCTTGTGTGGTTACACTTCACGATAAACGGCGACGCACTTTCGATAACAAAGCGCTGTATGCCGCGCGCGATCCGCTTCAGAGTGTTCTCCGCCAGCGGTTTTTTGCGGTCGAAGATGGACAGGGCTGGGACATTCCAGTCGATACATTCCGCCGCGGTACGCCATGGCATCAGCCTGCCGCTCTGCACCTCCAGAGACTTAGGATCCCCATGGGTAACAGCAGGCCACTGGATTGGGCAGCCATCGCAGCGCATAACCATGAAGAAGCGTTTGCGGATCGTCGGCGCGCCGTAATCACACGCGCGTAGTTCGCGATAATCAACATCATATCCAAGCCCATCAACCAGCTGTTGCGCCTGCTCGCTACCTCTTTCAATAGACAGAAACTCACAAACCTCTGACAGTGCCGGGTGGTCAGCAGGAATGCCAGTGGACAGCATGCCGACAAATGCATTGAATGTTTCGCCAGTGCGGGTAGGATCCGGACGCATTTCATCGGCCAGCAACGGTCCCCACGTTTTGAACTCTTCCACGTTCTCCAGCATCATCACGCGCGGTCTCTTCGCCAGTGCCCAACGCAGAACAATCCAGGCCAGACCGCGTATCTCTTTTTTCACTGGCTTTGCGCCTTTTGCCTTCGAAAAGTGTCGGCAGTCCGGGCTAAACCATGCCAGGCCGACAGGATTACCGCCGGTGGCAGCTACCGGATCCACGTCAAAAACGGATTCACAATAATGCAGTGTGTCCGGGTGGTTCGTCTTGTGCATCGCAATGGCGTTTTCGTCGTGGTTGATCGCAATATCCACGCTGCGCCCGATCGCCAGTTCAATACCCGTTGATGCGCCACCGCCACCAGCAAAGTTATCAACGATAATCTCACGCATGGGTTACCCCCTGCATGCTGCCGACAAGACCACGCGCAATTGTGATGATTTCGCTGGTGGCCGTTCGTTCCAGCCAGAGTTGATTGATGTTGGCTTTCAGCTTGTTCTGCTGTGATTCATCCAGCATGTCAGCGCCGTCTACCTGGTCGAATACAATTCCAACCTCCAGCGGCCAGATACGGGACTCGGGAAGCGGATCCGCAACTGGTTTAGCTTTATCACGGATGTGCATGCGGATCTGGCGAATATTGGACCAACTGGAAACATCCAGGCATCCCATAGCTGCAATGAAATCAGTACTGTTCATGCCATATTCACCAGATGCTTCAAGGGCAACAGTGCGAATACGTTCCGACATATCCAGGCGCGCAGCAGCGTCATCGCATTTAATCGACAACAGCCACTCATCCACACCGAACAAAATACTCTCACGAATAAGCTGCTTCGCTTTGTCGATCGTTAATGGTGATACCTGAGTGAATTCCGGTGCTTCGACAGAATCCGCCGCCCAGGTATGCCCAAACTTCGATTCACTGAATGTGTATTCTTCTTTATCGCCGAACGCAGCTCTAACGCATGCCCACGCCTCGACACCGCTGATATCAAAAATATCTTTCTGGGTAAGTGGCAACTCTGCTTCTGGCTTGTCAGCTACAGATGGTGTGGCAGTTGCAGGTTGAGACTTGCTGGCAGCAAATTGCGCCAAAGTCATAAACGCCCGCCCTTTTGCCTCCAGTTCTGTACGGTTGATATAGCTGAACCGCTCACCACGCCATGACTTATCGAATACAGCTATGGCACCGGCAAAAAACGCGCTGGTGGGCTTCTGTTTTTCGTCAGCAGGTACAAACCACACTGGCAGATCGAACCCAATGCGCCCGCGAATGAATACAATGTGATCGGCATCTTCCGGCCACCACGTTTCACTTGGCGCGGCTTTTATCAGGAATACATAGCGACCGCCCTTCTCGCGCTGGGCTGCTGCGTACTTCATGATGTGCGTCATACCAGTGATCGCCTGTTTCTCGTGGTACTGCGAACGGCTATACGGTGGGTTGCCATAACCTGCACCACCCAGTTTTGCCAGACGTTCAGACCAGTCCTGGGTCAGCGCGTTATCTTCGGCGGTGTACCATGCCGGGCATTTCGCGTTGTCGTCGTCAGCAAACAAGTCCAGAACTAATGGGCCAAATAACGCGTTGATCCCCCAGAAAAGCAGATCAGGTGTCCTCCACTGATCTCCAACTTCTTTCAATTCGTGAGCTGGTTTACTGCGCAGTTCTGCCAGCGCCTGGCAATATTTATTTGGCATCATGAGCGGAACCCCGAATTTTCTGGCAGTGAATAGTCAACATTTTGGAAGTTTGCGCGGCTGGCTGAGTTAGTCGCCCATTTACCGTTAACGCGTTCAGGTCGCCCAGCGGCAGACCATTTGGTCGCGCTTTGCAGGTAACCGGGGAAGTTTTTTGGAATAAACAGAGTTGCCGGGCGGAGGTATTGAGCCTGCTCACTATCACGCCAATCAGCGTTTTTGTAATCCACCACAAGGCACAGATCATCAACAGTGAACTGTTCCCGCAGACGGGCGCGAATGTTCTCCAGCGACGTGCTGCATACCTGGTAGCGTGAACCAGTTGTCTGGTTCAGGTAAGACAAAACCTGTCTGGCCTGATCAGTAATCACAACCTCAGGGTCGGGTTGCGCCGCAACCGGACAAGAGGGTTTTGAAGTTACTTGTGGATCTTGTTTTGATTTTACTGACGGATCCCCGCCAGATTCTGACGGGTCAAAACCGCCGTTTTTGCCGGATTTCGACGGGTCAGTTTTTGAGGTGTCAAATTTTGATGCGTCAGATTTTGATGTGTCAGAATCTGACAGTTGAGAAAATGCGGCAGCCTGAAGTTTCGCCACATTCAGGCGGTACACGTTCGAAGCATTACGGTTACCATTACGGCGCTGTGTACGCGTGAGCCAGCCATCTTTTTCAAGCTTTGCGATTGCCGTTCTGATAGTGCTCGGGCCTGCGCCAAGCTGGCGAGCAATAGTTTCAATTGACGGCCAGCATACGCCCTCATCACTGCTGAAATCAGCGAGTCGAGCCATGATCGCGACACTAGACAACTTCATGCCCGACGCCGCGCAACCATCCCATACGTAGCCGGTTAATTTAGTGCTCATGATCGTCCGTTATCTCCCTGAATTTTTGCCTGAAATGCTCAAGTGGGCTGAAGCATTCGTGCGGGTAGCCATCACGCAGATAGATAACGCGCTGTGTTTCTGGCTCCCAGCGGATAACACGGACTGGCACTCCACGGTGGTCTTTGAACCTTCGGTTAAGTTCGCGCACAGGCGTTTTGCCCTCCGGTTGTAGACCCCCACAATTGAAACCGCCCTACTGTGGTTACACGGAACCCAGCGGTTTGATAATCTGCGTTCATACCGAAACAACGGAGTACCCGAAACCGGGATCATCCTGAGTTGCGGTAGACGGTCAAAAGCCGTTAAACTGCTCATGCGGATTATTTCTCCATACTCGAAGAGTTGTTCGCCAAGGCGCCCGGAGCTGCACACTCGCGGGCGTCACTCTTTTCAGCGACACAAAAAACTCGATAAAGAAGCGCTACATGCTCCTGGAACTTCGCGATAACCTGATAGCTGTTTTCCTCAATCTGAGCGCGCTCCTCTGCGTCAATCACCCCATCAGCCGTGGCTTTACGTACAAAATTAGAATGACGGCCTATCCATTCGATTGATTCCATCAGCCGCTGGTTGATATCGGCATTATCCAGATCATCAACATCTGCCAGCGGTACAAATACGCCCTGAGAATGGCGCGCAACGGCATCAGCGATATGGGTTGAACCACCAGCACGTTGTAAAACCATTGCCCAGCCCAGCGGGAAGATCTGGTCGCCATCAATACGAAGGCGGTTAAACAATGCGTTCTCTGTCACGCCCAACCATTCCGCCGCCTCGGCATAACCGCCATGTAGATCGGTGATCGTTTTTTTTATCGCCGCAACCAGCCAGGCTGGCTGGCGTTCGACTTTCCAAATAGGTTCGTTACCCACGGCTTACTCCTTTTTCCTGTGGTTACTGGTTAGCAGATACGCCTGTAACCTTGTGATACAGGGATGCGTCATACTTAAGTTTCCCATTAGTAATTCTCTCTATTACGAAGGCTTGCTTCTCAGGGATGACTTTTCCCCAACGACATACGGCAGGGTGTGAGATATTCAAAGCAACAGCGGTTTTAGAGATACCGCCAAAATGCTTTACGACTTCGGACTTATACATAGTTCCTCCGGTGTAATGAATGAGATAAAGGTAACAAAAGGTACATTAAATAGCAAACAACAGTTACAGAAAAAGGGTGTAACATTGGTTACATGAAAACAGAGATGAAAGACCGCATCAGATCCAGACGAATCCAGCTGGATATAACCCAACTAGCACTGGCTAAAAAGCTTGGTGTAAGCCGTGTATCGGTTACAAAATGGGAAAACGGCACGACTAAGCCTGATGGTGAGAACCTTCACCAGTTGGCTCAGGCTCTATCAACAACACCAGAGTGGATACTCTATGGAAGCGGTGATGAGGTCATTGACGACACGCGCGTCGTGCCTTTTTTGAAACCCCCTGTAGCTGTACCGATCATATCGGCAGTTCAAGCCGGTTTATGGACGGAAAGCTATGCCTGCTCAAGACTTACAGACGTGATTTCCTGGACTCAAACAACTGCAAATGTATCGGATGAAGCGTTTGGGTTAGTAGTCCGCGGGGAGTCGATGACTAACCCGCAAGGACTTCCATCTATACCTGAAGGTTCTATTGTTATAGTCGAGCCCCATTATGGGCAGCTTGATGATCTATATGGGAAAATAGTTGTTGCTATTTTGGATGGGACTTCAGAAGCAACGGTTAAAAAATTAGTTTGGGATAGCCCCTACTCATACCTAATGCCACTAAATCCGTTATTTAAGCCAATCCAAATTGATGGCAACTGTCGCATTGTCGGAAAAGTTGTACAAATCACTCAAAACATCTAATCCCTTCAAAATTAGGAGCCGAGCATAGCCTCGGCTTTTTTACACGTCCAAAGGTAACATAAAGTACATTACTCACTTGACCGCCAAGGTAACTAAAGGTACATTTAAATTATCAAACGTAACCATTGGTACGTTTGGTGAAGATAACAAATGCCTTGTATCACTATTCTGGCGGCCCAGTGTTTTCCCTTGTGTCTGGTTACCGCCAGCCTTTTTTCAAGGCACAACATGAAAGCGCACTCCTTCACTTACCAGTTATGGGTGACAGGTGTGAAACAAGCGGAGTGCGCTTCCAGTTGAGTATGGAGAAAGATCGGCGGTTGCAGCCGCCTTAACGAGGGTAAAACCATGAGTAATGACCGCATGACCGTAGTGCCAGATTTTCTTGGCGAACTGGATGCCGGCGTGTTCATGAACAAAATCGCGGCAGCACTTAATACCACCGCGCTTGGCGTTCTGAACAACGGCAACAAAGGCAAAGTAGTCCTCACCTTTGATTTTGAGCGCATGGGTAATTCCGTTGAAGAGAAGCGCGTCAAGATCAAACACAAGCTGAACTACAGCACCCCGACACCGCGTGGTAAAGCCTCCGAGGAGGACACAACCGAAACCCCGATGTGGGTCAACAAAGGCGGGAAGCTCACCATCCTGCAGGAAGATCAGGGGCAACTGTTCGGGATCACTGGCGCGGTGGATGGAAAGCTTAAAGCGGCTCAGTGATCCGCAACAACAAACTCACTGATACCACTTCGATCATCAGTTAATAAGGAATTTCTATGTCTCAGTTAGACAGCGGTACATTTCAGCAGGTAAAAGACCTGGTCCTTTCTGGCTACCACCTGAATGATATTCATGGCCTGGCTTGCCCGACCGCATTACTGCCAGAGGGTACTGGCGTTGAAAGCCTCGAGCGCTTTTCTCTGGAGCGTTTCCGCTTCCGTGGTGCAATGACCACAACCAGTATTAACGATTTCGCACGTTATTCTAAAGGTTACGCCAGCGCCAGCGAGCCTGCCCGTTGCTTCATTGACGCTGACAACATGACCGCTCGTTCAGTGTTCAACATCGGCACCCTGGATAATCCCGGCCACGCCGATAACGTTGCTTCGATCACCCTGAAGAAAACCGCCCCGTTCCGCGCGTTACTGCAGATCGATGGTCAACGTCTGAAGCAAAAGCAAATCGCTGAATGGCTGGAAGACTGGAGTGATTACCTGCTGGCGTTTGACGCCGATGGTAATACGATGCAGATTTCCCAGGCTGCTCAGGCAGTGCGTCGTATCACCATTCAACAAGCAACCCAGCAGGACCATGAAACTGGTGATTTCGCTGGTAAAAAATCGCTGATGCAAAGCGTTGAAGCAAGCAGCAAAGACGTAATGCCCGTGGCGTTCGAGTTCAAATGTATGCCGTATGAAGGGCTGGGCGAACGCCGCTTTAGCTTGCGTAACAGCCTGCTGACCAGCGATGAACCCTGCTTTGTTCTGCGCATCGTCCAACTGGAAGCACAGGAAGAAGCGATCGCCAACGAATTCCGCGATTTGCTGATCAGCAAGTTCGACGGTGAATCAGTGGAAACTTTCATCGGTAACTTTAAAGCGTAATTGCTCTGCATTAAATCCCCGGCGCCGCGGGGATTTATTGAAGCGTAATTCCACTAATTATCGCCAACCGGCGAGGGATTCGTGCAACCAAAATCTGCGCGGTGCAGCGCGCCAATATGGAGAAAACCATGAGCTACATTCAAACATTATCCGGTAAAAAATTTAACTACCTGACCGCCACAATCGACGATATCGATGTTGAAGATATCGCGACAGCTCTTTCCAACATCTGTCGATTCGCCGGGCATCTGCCAGAGTTTTACAGTGTGGCTCAGCACTCTGTGCTTGTTAGCCAGATTGTGCCGCCAGAGTTCGCATTTGAAGCGCTGATGCACGACGCTGCGGAGGCATATTGCCAGGACATTCCTGCCCCGCTCAAAGCCCTGTTACCAGACTACCAACGCATGGAAACTTATGTTGATGGTCTTATCCGCTTTAAATTCGGTATCTCTCTTGAACAAGCTGCTGTCGTGAAATATGCCGATCTCACCATGTTAGCCACCGAGCGCCGTGATCTGGAAATCGATGACGGTTCGAAGTGGGAAATTCTCGAAGGTATTCCCTGCTCTGATCTCGTTCAGGTTATCCCTCTCCGTCCAGGTCAAGCCTATGGCTTGTTCATGAATCGCTTTAACGAACTGGTGGATCAGCGCCAATGCGCCGCATGAAGGTAAAAGAACTCGTAGCGGAAGCTTTTGCCTCCGTTGCTGAATTGCCACCAAAGCATGCACCGCTTATGCGCGAAGTCGCCACCAGACTAGAAGCTACGTTCGCAGCATTAAAAGAGTCTCTGGTGCAACTGGAACAGGAACGTAAAGGTAAAACGCCATGACCGTATTTGAATATCTCCAGACTCACCCCAACGCCACCAGCGCTGAAATAGCTAAGGGTTTAAACAAAAAGACAGCTTCGATCGCTGGTTCATTATCGCAACTCTTTACCACTGGCAAGATCGTGAAGTCTGGTGTTCGCAAGGGCATTCCAACATACCGTGTTAACGATATGCCGTTTGGGTGCAGTAACAGCCTAACCATGATGTTTAACCAGCTATTGAACAGAGCCAGACAGGGAGCTGCACAATGAGTAAATCTCTGAACGCACGTTGCATCCGTCGCTGGACCGTCGAATTTAAAGGCCGCTGCGACTCGAAACACAGTCCGTACTGGCGTAAGCACCACCTTCGCAGTTACATCCGGGAATGTGCCCTGACTACCGCTGATTGCATGGTCGAGCGTATGGCAGAGGATAATGCGATGGTAGATTTTCAGGGGGCTAATCGAGGATGGTCTCCGCAGTTCTCTGCCTGGTACCACGAACGCCGTGAACAGTATCTCAAAGAGGCGCGCGACTATCTGAACGAAGACGCCACCAATGATGAGATCGACGAGGAAATCCCGAACGAGCTGGAGGCCTGGAATGACTAACTCACTCAACAAACTGGATTTAGACGACGCGCTGGATTTTGACCTTTTCGAAGGTGATTTCGGTACTCCATGCGATACAGAACTATCGAACAAAATCGTTACCTCTCGCGGCGAATACAAATGCCACATTTGCGCTGGCGTAATTTTGAAGGATGAAATTCACCGTAGTACGGCGTGGAAATTCGACGGCGAACTTATGTCCTATCGGTGCTGCAACGATTGCTGCGTGGCGATGGTGAAAAGCGTCAATGGTGAATACGAAGAAGAGGACCCGATAGAAGCGCGTTACGCGCTGGGCCATCAACGTAGGGGGTGGGAAGCATGACAACTAACAGCCACCCGGCGAACGGTCTTGTATCACTCGATCGCCTGTACCAGATACGCGAAATACTCAGCAAAGCAGCAAAACAAAGCGACGGCGGTAATCTCGGCTACGCAATGGCTGATGCTGTGAAGGTGATTAATGGGGTGATTGCATCGTTTGGTGCAGAGCCTGTGGCGTGGATAGTTCACGCTCGTGCCGGTGACCAGTTAACCAATGACGGCAACTACGTTGCTAATGCAGAAGGCATGGGTGGTATTCACTCGACTCCACTCTACACCGCCCCGCCAGCGCCAGTAGTACCGGAGGAAAAACGCGACGAGGACGGCAATACCACTTCTGAGTTTGACCACGGCTGGAACGCCTGCCGCGCCGCCATGCTTCAGGCTGGCAACTCTCCGACAATTCCGGATGGTTACGTTCTGGTGCCAAATAGGCTAACCGCTGAGAACGGCGCTAAGGGCGTGCTATCCGGTGAGTTTTCAGAAACGAAGTTTATAAACTGCCCGGAGTGTTTTGGCGAAGATGAGTGCGAAACATGTGACGGTAGCGGAAGGCTTGAAATTACCGTTCCTGTCACCTGGACGACCATCAAAGCTATTTGGGCTAAAGGTGTCGAGCATTTCGAAGCAGCAACGCAGCAGGAGAATGTATAACGTGAACAATTTAATGATCGACCTTGAATCCATGGGCAAAAAACCAAATGCCCCTATCGTCTCCATTGGTGCCGTGTTCTTCGATCCGCAAAGCGGTGAACTGGGTCAGGAGTTTTACACCGCCGTTAACCTTGAAAGTGCTATGGAACAGGGAGCAGTGCCGGATGGTGACACTATTCTGTGGTGGTTAAAACAAAGCCCAGAAGCAAGATCAGCAATCTGTGTTGATGATGCGATGCCGATATCGTCTGCCCTATCTGAACTGAGCCATTTCATTAATCGGCATTCTGATAACCCTAAATATTTAAAAGTTTGGGGCAATGGAGCTACTTTCGACAACGTTATATTGCGCGGAGCATATGAGCGTGCCGGCCAGGTTTGCCCGTGGCAATTTTGGAATGATCACGACGTCAGAACCATCGTTACGCTAGGCAGAGTTGTAGGCTTCGATCCTAAGCGTGATATGCCATTCGATGGGGTCGCGCATAACGCACTGGCCGATGCGCGACATCAGGCAAAATACGTGTCCGCAATCTGGCTGAAATTGATTCCGACCACCAGCAGCGAGCTTTAATTTCCCCTGGGTGCAGCCAGGGTAATGGATAAATAACCATGAGCAATATTTTCCAGTTAGCCCCCAACGAGTGGGTTTGTGAAAGCGTTCTTATCGCGGTTACCGGGCTCAAGCCCGGTACCATCCTCCGGGCCAGAAAAGAATGCTGGATGGTTGGGAGGGAGTATATCCACGTATCGCCTGACGGGAATCCTAAACCTTCCAGTGAGTGCATGTATAACAGAAAGGCTGTAGATGCCTGGGTCGCTTCAATGAAAAGCAAGCAGCCAGGGTGATTTGATGCCATGAAAAAGGTAAGCTCGTATCGCTCTTGGGCGTCTGGAGGTAACACCAATGGATAAAGTCACATATCCAACAGGCGTCGAAAACCACGGTGGCACATTACGCATCTGGTTTAATTTTAAAGGTAAGCGTGTCAGGGAAAGTCTCGGTGTCCCTGACACCGCTAAGAACAGGAAGATAGCCGGGGAACTGCGGACATCAGTATGTTTTGCCATCCGCACAGGAACCTTTGATTATGCAACCCAGTTTCCTGACTCCCCTAACCTCAAGGCTTTTGGTGTAAGTAAAAAAGACATTACAGTGAAAGAACTTGAAGAAAAATGGCTGGATCTGAAACGGATGGAAATCTGCGCGAACGCATTCAATCGCTATGAGTCTGTCGCAAGGAATATGGTGCCGAGGATCGGAGGTAATCGCCTGGTGTCAGCAGTAACCAAAGAGGAATTGCTGTATCTTAGGAAAGATTTGCTAACTGGTTACCAGAATCCGACGAAAAACAAAGCTCCGGCAAAAGGGCGAAGCGTTGTTACTGTGAACTATTACATGACGACAATGGCCGGAATGTTTCAGTTTGCTGCAGATCACGGTTATTTAGAGGTGAACCCATTCGAGGGAATTAAGCCTCTGAAAAAAGCCAGGGCAGAACCAGATCCTCTGTCTCGTGATGAATTTATTCGCCTGATAGATGCATGCCGGCATCAGCAGACGAAAAACCTGTGGTCATTAGCAGTGTACACAGGAATGCGTCACGGGGAACTGGTCTCCCTGGCCTGGGAAGATATCGACCTGAAGGCGGGAACAATTACCGTCAGGCGTAATTATACGAAACTTGGTGAGTTCACTCTACCGAAAACCGAGGCAAGCACAGATCGAGTGGTGCATCTTATCCAGCCCGCAATCAGCATCCTGAAAAATCAGGCTGAGATGACAAGGCTGGGCAGGCAACATCCCATTGAAGTTCAGTTACGTGCGTACGGGCGTTCGGTGAACCATGAGTGTACATTCGTCTTTAACCCGCATGTGGTCAGACGCAGTAAACAGGTCGGATTTATCTACCGGGTCGATTCAGTAGGCGACTCATGGGAAGCGGCACTTAAGCGCGCGGGGATCAGACACAGGAAGGCGTACCAGTCACGACATACCTATGCGTGCTGGTCATTATCTGCTGGTGCAAACCCGAGTTTTATTGCCAGTCAGATGGGACATGCGAGCGCGCAGATGGTGTTCAATGTTTACGGTGCATGGATGGCTGACAGCAGCGCAGAGCAGATCGCAATGCTGAATCAGAAGCTGGCAGATTTTGCCCCATTGATGCCCCATAGCCACGAGAACAGTACGGGAGGATTATTAAAATCAGTAAGTTAA